ACAAAGCTAAAAGTCGTACAAGTAGAGAAGCAGTAACTCGTGAAGATACTGACGTTCGAAACAAAGTATGGGAACCTCGTTCAACATTACCAGAAATCAAGCATGAAGCTGGCTGGGCGTATCGTTGGGTTCGAGTATCCTTGGTGAATGAAGCTGACAATCTAAATGTGTCCTCACGTATGCGTGAAGGCTGGGAGCCTGTGAAACATTCAGACCACCCAGAAGTAAATTTACCAGCAGACCCTAACTCAAGATTCAAGGACGGTATAGAGGTTGGTGGACTGCTATTATGTAAAATGCCACAGGAAATGGTAGACCAGAGAAATGAATATTACAGGGAAAAAGCTAAAGCTCAAGAGCAGGCTGTAGATAACAACCTAATGAGACAGAATGACCCTAGAATGCCGTTATTCTCTGATAAAAAATCTACTACTTCTAAAGGTAAAAGATAATTTTTTAAGGAGATATTATTATGGCATCAACAGCCGCACCTTACGGTCTAAAACCCGTAAATTTGATTGGTGGACAGCCTTATGCTGGTTCTACTCGTCAAATTAAAATAGCGTCTGGGTATGACACAAACATCTTCAACGGAAGCGTTGTATCTATCGTTACAGCAGGAACACTTGAGATAGTAACCACTGTTGGTTCTAACTCTTCAGTTTTCCCTGCAGGAACAGTAGGAGTATTCGTTGGATGTTCTTATACAGACCCAAACTCAAAACAAAAGGTTTTCGCTCAATATTTTCCAGCAAACACAGTAGCATCTGATGCTGTTGGATATGTTGTCGATGACCCTGATGTAGTATTTCAAGTACAAGCTGATGCATCTATTGCCCAAGCTGGTCTTGGTGCAAACGCTCCATTAGCTGCAGTACAATCTACATCAACTGGTTCAACTGTGACAGGTAACTCTACTTCAGCACTAGATGCGACAGTAGCGACTACTACACAGGCTTTCAGAATTGTTGATTTTGTTGACTCACCTAAATCATCTGTAGGCGATGCGTTTACTGATGTATTAGTGAAGTTCAATATTGCTCAACATTCTTACACTAACGCAACAGGTATATAAAGGAGAATAAAACATGGCAATTTCAAGAGCTCAGTTATTAAAAGAGTTGCTCCCAGGCCTTAATGCTTTATTCGGAATGGAATACAGTCGTTATGGAGAAGAGCACGCTGAAATCTACGAGTCTGAAACATCAGAACGTAGTTTCGAAGAAGAAACAAAACTATCTGGCTTTGCTGGAGCCCCTGTCAAGGACGAGGGTGCCGCTATCGCTTATGACAATGCTCAAGAAGCGTTCACAGCTAGATACAATCACGAAACCATAGCTTTAGGTTTCTCACTAACAGAAGAAGCTGTAGAGGATAACCTTTACGATACTTTATCTGCGAGATACACAAAAGCTTTAGCACGTTCAATGGCTAACACAAAACAAGTGAAAGCTGCGAACATTCTAAACAATGGTTTCTCGGATGCAAATGGTGGAGATGGTAAATCATTATTCGCTACAGACCATCCATTAGTATCAGGTGGTACAAACAACAACACTCAAACAACAGCTGCTGACTTAAACGAGTCATCATTAGAAAATGCGGTTATTCAAATAGCTGCTTGGACTGATGAAAGAGGTTTATTGATTGCTGCTAAGCCACGTAAACTAATCATCCCACCAGCGTTACAATTCGTTGCAACAAGATTATTAGAGTCTGACCAAAGAACAGGTACAGCTGACAATGACCTTAACGCATTGAAAAACAACGGTGCAATTCCTGAAGGATATACTATCAATCATTACTTAACTGATACTGATGGTTATTTCCTAACAACTGATGTACCAAATGGTATGAAATACTTTGTAAGAACACCATTAACTACATCTATGGACGGTGACTTCGACACAGGTAATGTTAGATACAAAGCCCGTGAAAGATATTCATTCGGTTTCTCCGACCCATTAGGAATGTGGGGCTCACAAGGTGCTTAATAGGCACACTTGAGAGTGTTCAGTTTTTCATAGTTCTGAACACTACTTTGAAAACCCAGCTAATCTCTCGCTGGGTTTTCTTTTTGCTTTTATTTATTTTCAAAGTAGGTATAATTTATCTATCGGGAACAACGTAACTTATCTAACTGCCCCCGAACAGACGCATACACGATAGATAAGTTCTAACTTTGTATGGAGATATATAATGGCTACATCAACTTTTTCGGGTCCAGTAGTATCCAAAAATGGATTTATTAACACAGGACCAGGTAATGTCATAGACGCTGACTCAAGCGTAGCTTTAACAGTCGCTACACACTCAGGCAAAATCGTACATAACGATGCTGCTGGAGCAGTAACTTACACATTACCAGCACTAAATGCAACAGCAGACGGAGCAAGTTCAGGACCAAGTTCTGATATTGACAATCTAAATAACATTGGTGCTACATTCACAATAGTAAACTCAATAACAAAAACTGGAGACTTAGTAGTTCAAGTTGCAAATTCAAACGACATTATGACTGGTTCAGCAACAATCGTTGACACAGATACAGATGACAATACAGAAGGTTTTGTAACAGCAGCTGCATCAGATACTATTACATTAAATGGAAGCACAACAGGTGGTGTAACACACGCTACAATCACATGTACAGCTATCAGTTCAACTAAATGGAGTGTTTCAGTTATCACAGGTGGTACTGGAAACTTAGCTACACCTTTTAGTGCAGCAGTTAGTTAATAGGAGATTAATATGAGCAGTAATGGAGATATATGGGCAGTAACCCCTTCCACAAGTGCTACATACTATAGAGCTGCAGCATCCATATCGGGTGCTGGGGCTCTGACCTTACTCACCGATGACGCAGGCCCTAACGGGGTTGGTTATAAAGTTAGATTTACTTCAGCAGCAGACGACAGTGGAATTACTTTCACTATCGTTGGTATTACTGTAGCTGATGCTATAACAGGAAAATCAACTACAGAAGTCGTCACAGGTGCTGATACTGGCACAGCTGATTCTAGTAATTTTTTTGCTAAAGTTACAAGTATTACAGCTTCAGGTGCTTCGGCAGGTAATGTAAGTATAGGAACAACTGGGTCAATAGCTTTACCTAGAACTCGATTAAAAGGGTTTTATTATTTAGCTAGTGGTTCGGCAGGAAGTGTTAAAATGAACTTAAATAGTAGTTCAGGTACAGAATTGTTAAATATAGCAACACCAGCTAGTGCAACTGGAACACAAGATATGTTCCTTCCTGGCATGGGTATATTAA